CGCGACAAGATCTGCCTCGCCCGGTTCGTTCCGGCCGAGGCCCGCTACACCAACCATCAGGAGCAACATGAGCGACGAGACGACACGTAGCGCAGCAACGCAGAAGCGCCATGGACCCGAGCCGATCCGGGTCAGGGAGATCCGCTTCTGCGTGAAGGACGGTCGGGATATCAACCTTCCGGGCGCCGGCATCAACGGCGGAAAGGACATCATCCAGTCGGGGACCAAGTCCGGCGCCGACCTCGAGATCGAATACAAGCCGTGGCTCCGGCACCACCACGTGCGATCCTTTGAGGGGCAGGGATCCAATCGCAAGCTCAAGGGTGAATGTTTCGTCCACGAGTCGTGGGTGACCTGGACCCCGATGCCTGACGAGGCCCCGTGATCACCTCGGAGGAGTTCGCGTGGGTCCCGTGGCGCCGCAAGATCTCGCGCCTGAACTCGATCGTCACCGGCGGAGCAACCGGCGCGCAACGCGGCGCGATCGAGGCAGCCACTGAGCTCGGGCTCGACGTCTTTGGGTGGCGCACGCCGCTGGCCAAGGACGATCCGCTGTCCCCGAACTACTTGGGGCGGTCGAAGGAAACCCTGTCGCCGCGCATGGCCGCGCGCCTCAACGTGCAGGACAGCGATGGAACGTTGGTGATCTCGTTTTCGGAGACACTCATCGGGGGCGCGGCGTACGCGGACGAGGCGGCCGAGCACCAGCGCAAGCCGCTACTGCATGTTGTGCTCCCCGCGGGCGGACGTTCGACGATACCCGACGAGATGCGCGCCTCGGTGCTCGAGTGGATCGCCAAGGCCCGGATCGCCGTGCTTCACGTTACGGGGCCGACCGAGCGCGAGGCTCCAGGCATCGGCGCCGCCGTACGCGACGCGATCGTTTGGTTGTTCGAGGACGAGACCTCCGAGATGTCGGAGGTCGAGCTCGGCGAGCTGGCGCACAAGATCGCCGGCGACCACCTTCGCCGCATCTGATGGCACGCGCCCCGGCTAAGCCCTGGGCCCGGGCAAAGGCGGCCCGGCGGGTTCTCTCGCCTGATGAGAAGTGGGCCGCCGCGATCAGAGAGCGCGTGCTCGGCGACTGCCACCCTTTCCAGCTCGGCGCGGTGGAGGATCCCTCGCGGTTCATCACGCTATTGGTGGGCCGAGGCGGCGGCAAGACGACGTCGATGCGGGCTCGGGCAATCCTCAAGCTCACGTCGATTCGTCGGGCGCGGCTGACCTACATCGCCCCGACGCGCCCGATGGCCGAGGAGCTGATGTGGGAACCGCTGAAGCACTCGCTCGAGCACTACGGGCTGATCGACGACTGCCACATCTCCGAGTCCAAGCTGGCGTGTACGTGCAAGCGAACGGGCGCGGTCTACAAGCTCGTCGGCCTGGACGATAAGGGCGAGGTCAACAAGCTGCGCGGGCGACCCTTCGACGAGGTACAGCCGGACGAGGCATCGCTCTACCCGGCGCACATCCTCGCCGACCTCCTCGATCGCGCGGTGGGCCCCCGGCTTGGAGAGCGCAACGGCTGCATCGTCATGGGGGGAACCCCGGGGCACATCCTGAGCGGGCCGTTCTACGACTTCACCCGGACCGGCGCGAGCGTGCAGGATGACGAAGGGAACACGATTCCCCTGCATCGGCCGTATGCCGATCGCGACAAGCCCGAGTACTCGGCGTGGGATAGCTACAGCTCACATCACTGGACCCTGAAGGATGTCGCTGAGCTGCCCGAGGCAGCGCGCAAGTACGTCGCGCTCGTGAACCTCTGGGCCGAGGCGCTCAAGGTCAAGAAGCGGAACCGGTGGAGCGACGACAACCCGATCTGGCTCCGCGAGTACCTAGGCCAGTGGGCGGCCGACGACACCGACATGGTCTTCCGCTACCGGCCGCACCTCGAGGATGGAAAGCTCTGGAACCAGTGGGACCCCTACGGGGACCACAAGCTGGAGGGAATTCAGGCGCTCAAGGCGGCGATCGCCAAGCTCGCCGAGTTCGGCCTCAAGGATCTGCGGTACGTCATCTCAGACGACATGGGTTCGGCGGACCCCTTCGCGTCCAACGTGTTCGCGTTCTCGCCGAGCGACCTACTGCGGCAGCTCTGGCACGTCATGGGCTTCGAACGCACGGGAATGTACGCGCGGACCATTGCCGAGCTGACGATCGGCGTCGACGAGCGCGGCCAGGCGATGCACGACAAGCCCGCTGGGATCATCGGCGTCACAGGGTGGCCCGATGGGATGGTGATGGATACCGACCAGGCAACGCTCGACGAGCTGAGCAAGGTGTACGGCTTGCGGTTCGTGAAGGCCGATCGCAACCCCAACTACAAGGCCGGCGCGATCGAGCTGACGAACGGGGACTTCGTGGACGGGCGGATCAAGATCATCAAGGGGTCGCACCTCGAGAGGCAGCTTCAGTCACTGCAATGGGCCGAAGACCAGTTTGGGCGCGTGAAGGAGAACAAGGCGCAGGCCAACCACTCAACCGACACCCTGATCTACGGTCGGAAGCTGGTGGCCGAGATGTTCGAGACCGGCTCGATAACGACCGATGCGCCGCCGGCCGCGGCCGCTGGGGCGGATGCGGAGGCGCAAGCGAGCGTGGATGGTGACTATCAGCATCGAGAGAGAAACGAATTTGACGACCTGCTGGTCGATGCCGAATACGTCGATGCATGGGGCAACGGCTGAAAAACCGTGCCAGACTCCGCGAGGTGACAGCCAAAGATGAGGCCAACGCCTTGATCGACCTGATCATCGAGCGGGCGCCGGCGCTGCGCGCTGCTGGCGTTCTGCAGATCAACCTCGGTGGCTCGAGCTTCGTGCTCTCGCCGGCTGAGCCGGAGCCCGATGATGGCCAACAAGACGATGATCCGATCCCGGACGCGCTCCACGATCCGGCGACGTTCGGCGTCGTGGCTCCGAACGCCAAGGCGCTGCCACGCCGCACGAGGACACCGCTGTGATCGACCCCAGAGAGCGCTGGTACACGCTGCCGAAGGGCTCGGACGTCCATCAGGCCGTATTTCACTACGTGCGACGCATCGAGGACCAGCAGGGCGACGTCTACGATCGGCTCGCGATGCTCGAATCGCTGTACGACCAGTACAGCCCGACGGGTGACGACACGACCGACCCCGCCGCCAAGCTCGCGAACGTGAGCGAGAACATCGCGGCGTCGAACGTGGACACGGTGTACGCGTCGATCGCGAACGCTGATATCAGGCCGCGCTTCCTGACCGACAACGCCGACTGGTCGGTGCAGCGCCGAGCCAAGAAGCTCGAGTTCTACGCTGAGGGACTCGGCAAGCTGCTCGGAGTTCCCCAGAAGCTCAAGCTGAGCTACAAGGAGTCGCCCAAAAAGGGGATGGCGTTGGTGAAGGTCTACGCGGATGCGTGGGACCGACCAGCGGTCGAGATCGTGCCTCTCGAAGACATCGTCGTGCCGGACGCCGACGCGCGGATCGGGGCCCCCCCGCTGCAGCTGCATCACGTCCAGCGGAACTACGACCGAGACCGGCTCAAGGCTGAGTACCCGGACCGTGCCGAGGAGATCGATGCCTCGTACGGGATGCGGTCGTCTTCGATGATGGAGAGCGCGAGCTCCTCGCGGAGCCACTGGACCGTCGACAACAACAAGATCGTGGTCATCGAGAGCATCCGACTACCGATCGGCGAGCGCCAGCCCGGGGGCAAGGAGGGGAAGGCCAAGGCGAAGTACATCCCCGGGCGCCGCGTGATCGTCACGGAGAACCTCACCCTGCTCGACGAGGCCTATCACGAGCCCTATCACCCGTTTGCGATGGCGAGCTGGTCGGAGCGTCTCGGGAGTTTCTACCCGATCAGCGGGATCGAGCGCATCGTCGGCATTCAGCGCGCGCTCAACAAGCGCAACTGGCAGATCGAGCGCGTGCTCGACCAGAACGCGCTCCTCACCACGTACGTCCGCCCGGCGGATGGCAACCTGCGCGTGCAGACCACCAAGGCCGGCAACATCTGCGTGATCAAGAGCGACTACCCGCAGACGCCGAATCCCCCGCTGGTCGCCGCCGAGACCTACCAGAGCCGCCGGGACCTGAAGGAGTCGGCGCCCGAGCAGATGGGGGTGAGCCGGTTCGCCTCCCAATCGGCGATCCCGGCCGGGCTCGAGACCGGCGCCGCCGTGCGGGAGTACAGCGCGCAGGCGACGGTGCGATTCTCGCCCCAGGAGGCCGCCTATGAGCAGTTCGTGCTCGACACCTACTGGCTCCTCGTGGCCGTGTGCAAGCGGCTCGGCGACAAGGCGCCGGCGGTGCTCCCGTCGCGCTGGCACAAGAGCTTGAGCTGGGCCGATGTGGATCTCGACCAGGCGAAGATCCAGATCAGCGCGGCGAGTACTCTCCCCCGTACGGCGGCTGGCCGCGAGCAGACCGTGCTCGAGTGGGCGCAGGCCGGGGTGATCTCCACCGACAGCGCGAAGCGCCTGATCGGCCACCCCGACCTGGAGCGCGAGCTCTCGATGTACACGTCCGCGCTCGAGGTCATCGAGATGGAAATCGAGATGATGTTGGAAGGGGAGATCTCCACGCCCGAGCCGTTCGACAACCTGTCGATGGCGGTATGGCGTGTGAGAGCGGCGTACAACAATGCCAGGATGGCCAAGGCGCCCGAGGCTGTTCTTGAGAGCCTGCGTGACTACATATCGCAAGCTGCCTATATCCTTGATCAACAGAACAGCGCGAACCCCAACGGGGTGCCGCCCGGG